GGCTCTAATCCTGATGGCAAAATTGATATAAGTTCAATTGGTGGCGGTACACCATTGGCAGCACAATATTTAAACACTACAGCTGGAATTTATAACGGTCCAATTATCACTTATGGTAATTTTTCACAGATTCCAAGTTGGAGGTCTACAGATTCACCAGGAACAAGACCATCCGGTTCAGTGTTCTTTAAGACTGGAGCAACCGGAAGTGGTGCGGATCTCGTGGTTAAAAAATATAGTTCCACACTAGATACTTGGACAGTATTAGCCCTATCATATTATGCATCTGGTTCACAAGCGTTATATGGCTTGGACCCAGCTGGTGGTGGCAATGGGATAGCTGCTGGAACATTATGGGCACAGACTGATCCTATAGAAGATACCACCGGCGGATTCAAGTTGGTTTACCGAAGAGTGGCAGGACAAACAGCAGTAACTGGTAACACTCCTACCACATTTACCTCTACAGATCAACTAAGAATTGGAGTAACCTCAATTGGTACAAACGCTATTACCGAGTACACATTTACACTGACTGGAGTAACCACTACTGCACAATTTGTAGCTAAAGTGTTAGCCCAAAACATTCCAGAATTAAATGTAACAATAACTTCGGCTGGAAAAATTACTTTCACACACATATATGGCGGCGATATTTACTTGACTGACTTAGTGGGAACTCCGTCCGAAGACGCTGGTTTTGTGTCGGGTGTAACTGGTGTTCTAATAGTAGGTTCTATTACAGCCTTAACAAACTGGGATTACTTGACATACACCTATAGTGCTTCTGAACCTTATGAGCCACCCGCAGATGGTACTCTTTGGTACTATAGTGATCCAACCGAAGTTGACATTATGATCAACGAAGTAGGAGGCTGGAGAGGATATAAGAGTTCATCATACGGAGCTTCTGACACAGATGCACGTGGCTATGTAATGCAGGATACGGATCCAAATGGCGTTATTATTAGTGCCAGCGAACCGACCAAGCAAAGCAATGGTCTTGATAATTTAGTTGCAGGAGATTTATGGTTAGATACTTCTGATTTAGAAAATTATCCTTCACTGTACAGGTATAACAATGATGGTATCTGGGAGGCTATTGACAATACCGATCAAGTTAGTCAAAACGGAATAGTTTTTGCTGACGCAAGATGGGATACTGATGGTACTACCGATGTAATTACAGGTACATTACCTAGCACAGTTGATCTATTAGAAAGCGATTATGTCGACCTAGACGCACCAGATTATCAGTTGTATCCACGTGGTATACTATTATTCAATACAAGACGCAGTGGATATAATGTAAAGAGATTTGTTAGCGACAAATTTAATGCTACTGACTATCCAGATGATACTTTGCCGGCTGTAACTGATACATGGCAAACAGCTAGTGGTCTTAAAGACAACGGAAGTCCGTACATGGGCAGACAGGCTCAAAGACGCATGGTAACGTCTGCAATGCAAGCAGCAGTAGCAGCGAACACTGAAATTCGTGAAGAACAATTTGCTTTTAACATTATTTGCGCACCAGGATATCCCGAACTCATTGATGAAATGGTTGCATTAAATAATGATCGTGTTAATACAGCATTTGTTATTGGCGACACTCCGATGAGATTAGCACCAAATGCAGTTGATGTAATTGCATGGAGTAACAACACCAATGGTGATGGTTTAGCTACCGCAAGTCCTTATCTAGGAGTTTACTATCCAAGTGGAAGAAGCACAGATTTGCAGGGTAATGATGTTGTGGTTCCTCCAAGTCATATGGCTCTTAGAACTATTATATACAACGACAATGTTGCATATCAATGGTTTGCACCAGCTGGCACACGACGTGGATTAGTAGATAATGCAACTGCGCTAGGATACATTGACGCTGCCACTGGCGAATTTACATTTAACAATATTCGTGCAGGCCTTAGAGATACTTTATACGAAAATAGGATCAATCCAATAACAAACTTACCAGGTGTTGGTTTAGTTGTATGGGGTCAAAAAAACTAGAAACGCAACAGCAAGTAGTCTAGATAGAATTAATGTTGCAAGACTAGTTAACTATCTACGGACAATTTTAGCCTCAGTTGGCAACGGATTTTTATTTGAACCTAATGACAAAATCACTAGAGATCAAATTAAAAATATCATCGAAGGGGCAATTAACGATTTAGTAGCCAAACGTGGTATCTATGATTATGTTGTTGTTTGCGACGAATCAAACAACACGCCTACTCGAATCGCTAGAAATGAATTGTATGTGGATATCGCTATTGAACCAATGAAAGACGTTGAATTTATTTACATTCCAATTCGACTGAAAAACCCGGGTGATATAGCAGCAGGTATTTAATTTTGCGAGGGGGATTTACCCCCCTCAAAAAATTTCAAAAAAAATTGATAAATACCTATAATAGGAGAACATAAATGGCAATAGCCTCATTGAATAGATTTACAGTACCTTTAGCGACTAACCAGAGTGCTAGTACGCAAGGTTTACTAATGCCAAAGTTGCGGTATCGCTTCCGTGCTGTATTTGAAAATTTTGGTGTAAGCACCGATCGGGTAGAGTTAACAAAACAAGTAGCAAGTATCAGTCGTCCTAATCTAAATTTTAATCCTTTTACTATTGACGTTTACAACAGTAAGGTTAATTTAGTAGGAAAACCTCAATGGGAAGCAGTGACAGTAACATTGCGCGACGATGCAGGCGGAAACGTAAGTAAATTAGTCGGCGAACAGGTTCAGAAACAATTTGATTTTGCAGAACAGGCATCTGCCAGTTCTGGAATTGATTATAAATTTGTATTGAAGTTTGAAATGTTAGACGGAGGCAATGGTAACAATGCTGCCAACGTGCTTGAAACTTGGGAAATCTATGGAGCGTTCTTAAGTCAAGTAAACTACGGCGAAATGGACTACAGCAGTAACGAACCAGTAACAATTGCACTAACAGTCACATACGACAATGCAGTTCAAACACCAGATGAGTCCGGTGTAGGTACAGCAGTTGGCAGATCACTAGGTACACTTATAACT